AGAGCTTTGAGGGCTCGGCTGTTGCCGTCCGCTACATCAAGATTGGGGGCGGCAAATGAGCATCACCCTGCCGCCGCCGCCTGACGAGTTCCTGATGCACCCGACGCAAGGCGAGTGCTACACCGCCAACCAACTCCGCGCCCGCGACCTCGAAGTCGCTCGGCTGGTGCTGGAGGCTGCGGCTGACCTTGTTGACGGCAACGCCGCTTATTGCAGTGGGCAGACCGCAGCAATCTTGGGCGCAAATGCCGACGCAATCCGCAAAATGGAGGTACGCCACCATGAGTAACGTGCCGCTACCGGAGCCACATGGGCAGTTCTTGATATGGGACTATCACGCAAAACCAGATGATCCCGTGCGATACCGGGATGTCTGGATTGACGACCAACTTCACGCCCACGCCGCCGCAGTCAGTGCCGCCAAGGATGCGGAAATCGAGCGCCTGCGGGCAGAGGTGGCGGGGCTGCGGGAGTTTGTTGAGCATGTGCGGCGCAACGGAAGCACGCACCTAGCGAGCATGGCAATTGCTGTGCTGGCCGCACGGAAGGGGGAGGCATGAGCGGCGGAAGCATGAATTACCTGTACTCCAAAATCGAGTACGAAGCGACATTTCAACGCAACACACCGGAGCGCAAGGCGTTCGCAAAGCATTTGGTGAAGGTCGCCAAAGCCCTGCACGATATTGAATGGGTTGACAGCGCGGATTACGGCCCCGGCGATGACACTGAAGCCATCCGCGCATGCCTGGGCGATGGGCCGATTCTTGAAGCTGCGATTGAGCAGGCGAAGGAGGCCGCCGAAGTGCTGAAGGCGGAGATTGACAGGGCTAAGAAAAGGAAGGGGGAGGCATGACCTACCGTGTTACCTACCGCTGGATCGACGCATGGGAAGGCGCACACGCCGGATGGTGCGCCTGCGAACTGCGGGGGCATATGGACGGCACGAAAGAGGTTCGCCGAAGTGAACCAAAGTACCTTTACGACATGCCCGACGACAGCCGCATGCATGCGATCTTCCTGCAGGCACACGCGCATTTGATGGCGAGGACGAAATGAGCGACAAGAAACCCACCGTCGCCGCCCTGCAGCGCAAGATTGAGCGGCTGGAGGCGCACATTGCCGCATTGGAGGCGAAACGACAGCACTCGGAATCCGTCACGACCAGCCAAATGTGGCGCATGGTAGAGGCCGAATGTCGGATAGCTCAGGCAGTGCGGCTGCTGCAAGGGGAGGATGTATGAGCGAGATCAAGCTACTGACGCCGGATGAACTGGCAGACATGTTCCAACTCAAGCGCCGCACAGTCATGGACACGATTGCACGCCGCCCGGCTGTGACTCGGTGTCAAACCAACACCCCGCAACGCCTAGCAATATCAACCACTTAGCCGCTTTACGTCTGCATCGCGTCTGCGGCGTTTCTGCAAAGGCTACCGTTCGTCGGAAAGTTTCTGTGTTACAAATTAATTGTTGACGACGGCATTAAACGTATTACAATAAACCAATCAGCAACCAACCAAGGAAACAAAATGAACCGCACTCAACAACTGATCGCTAAGGGCCAACAAGAATACGCCAAGGCCATTGCCATGTATGAAGCCATCGCAGCAGGCGCAGACGAAATTGCCGCCGAAGGTGCAGCGGCTATGGCAAACATTGTCCGCGGCTGGGCCGCAGACGACCGCAAGTGTGCAGCCCTTGGCTTCAAGTGTGGGGCTTGAAAATGCTCTTTAGCATCCGCGCTTATTCTTCCAAAGCCGAAGGAGAGCGCGGGCGTAACAGCCCGCTTTACTCCAGTGCTATGGGAAACTTTGACACCGCCAAACATACGGCCCGAAGCCTAGCAAAAGACTATGGCTGCTCCGTAGTTGAAAACAAAAGAACCGGCAACCGTACATGGTTCCGAGTCTGCCAATTTTGCGATAACGATGTAACCGGAAACAGCCTGAACACTGTTTGCGATGACCACTCGGTAATGGCGGCATGACCACCAAACCCAAGCAAGGCAGGCCACCGAAGCCTGCCGACCAGCAGACCAAGCCCTACAGCATCCGCCTGACAGAAGCAGAGATAGTGAAGCTCAAAGCCATCGGCATGGACCGCCTTCGCGCATGGTTGCGCCGCACCCCACCCACTAAGGACTGACCATGACCCCCGAAGAACGAAACACCGTGATAGAGGCGCTGGAGGCTAGCAGGCGCAAAGGCTGATTATCCAATGTCAGATAAGACCGGATAAATGTGGATAAATGTATGTGTCCCTGATACATACATACATTTCGCGGGATTTTGTACAGGTCAGCGGGATAGGGCAACCCAAGCGGGTGATACCCCCACTTTCGGCCATCCTGTCTAGGACTACCGCCCCCATAAGGTCAGGCTTCGATTTCCAGGGCGACCATTGCGCATGGCCTAAGCGTCACATCACCACGTTTGCCCTGTTCCTGAGATACCGCCTGCAAGTTCTCGCGCTGGGTTGCCAGTAAAGCGCATCGGTATATGGGTGCGGCCCCGACATTGGCCCGTTAGCTGCGTCAGCGCCCGCCCTGAGTGCTGGAAAGCAAAGGCCCCTGGTCTCGGCTTTCCGCGGTACCAGCGCGTCCACATCAAAGTGGGTGAAAACCGAAGCCAAGGGCCTCTGAATTCTGCCGTGCGCTGGTACCGCCTGACAAGGCTGTATTTTCGCACATACTGGAGAAACGTGCAGTGCTTTTTACGGGTAATCACTGATATGCAAATCACCGATGAATGGCTAGCCAGCATCAGCGACGAACACGGGTTGACTCCGGGGCAAATCAAGCTGCTGGAGATATGGCGGGAACGGCAGGCGTTCGTCGGCTATGGACTGCTGCCGGACCAAGTGGCGACGTTCCTAGAGGGCTGCAAAGGCTATCGGGGAATGCCGCAAGCGTTGCGCGATTGGCGCGGGCTGTAGTCGCGTCAGGCCGACCCCTTGACCTTCTCCACCGTGCGCAGCGTGCCAAGCCCCAACATGCCGCCAAGCACGTACAGCAAAACTTCCGTATCGATGGCCGGAGCTGGAGGCCATCCCTTGATTGCCGCGATATAGGTGAAGATCGGTTGACCGATGGTCGCCCACAGGAAGCCGAAACCGCAGCACCAGCCTACAAAGGGTCTCCAGCGCGATGTAAATGGGTCAGGGCTAGCAGCCTCTGCCGCGTTGATTTCAAGCTGCGCCAGGACTTTCTGGAACTCCTGCGTCTGAATCATCACCAGCAAATCCGCTTCCGCCTTCGCTTTGGCTTCAGCGTCCGGGAACAGGCGGCCAATCAGGGACTTGCCGACTTCGAGGATGGGGCCGAGGATCAGGGGGTTCATGGTTACGCCTCAATCAGATTCTTGGCGATGCGGTTCGCCCAGCCGTTTCCACTATAATCACAGTTATGAAATACGCGCATGTTGTTGGCCTGACTTTTGGGGAATTGACGGTAACCGCTCATGCCGGGGACATTGACCGGCTTCGGTGCAAATGTTCTTGCGGCGGAGAGAAGACTGCTCGCCTTTCGCATCTGCGCTCCGGAAGCGTGAAATCCTGTGGATGCCTTTTGGTCAGTCGGCCAAAGGAGGTTCATGGCACCTTCTTGGCGAGCAGGACGCCGACCTACAAAGTTTGGGACAGCATGCTTCGGCGCTGCAACAGCAAAACCTGCCACGCATTCCCTCTGTATGGGGGGCGCGGAATCTACGTTACTGATCGATGGACAGGGCCGCAGGGATTCCCGCACTTTCTGTTGGACATGGGCGAAAAGCCTGCCGGCCTGTCGCTCGACCGAATTGATAACGATGGTCCGTATACCCCTGAAAACTGCCGATGGGCCGACGTTAAAACTCAGGGAAACAACCGACGAACGAACAAGAAATTTGCCCATGACGGTCAAGAAATGACCCTCGCGGACTGGGCGCGAAAGGTTGGCGTTTCGGACAACACGATGCGCGAGCGGCTGAAGCGCGGGTGGTCAATTGCTGATTGCATTGAAAAACCCTTGCGCCCTAAGCGTCGATGAGATTTTTTGCAATCCTGTTGCACCACCCGCGCGAGAAAGTCGGCCACGTAGACAGACTGGACATGAACTGCAGCCGGTGCCCGTTGAACCGCGCCACAAAGCGCACAGGGTTCATTGCGCCGATTGCCTGCATGGTCACATTGCCGATGACACCATCAGGTTCCACGCCTACCGCCCTCTGCAGGTTCTTGATAGCCGTTTTCACGCCACTGTTAACCGCCATGTCGAACAGGTCGAACTTGACAGCATCAGGCACAGCATCGCATCCAGCCGCCCACCAGAAATCGCGCCGGTACAAATCCTTCGCCCGCTCCAGCGTCATGTTGCGGATGTCCTCGCCGGGATAGGTGCGCTTGCTGATGCCGTATTTCGTCTCCCCACCCGGATCGCGGTGATCGTTGACGTAACCGCCCTCATGGCCGATCAGCCTAACAAATGCTTCGTCAAACGTCATGGCATCACTCCTTCGGAACGCCCTGCTTGATGAACTTGCTAACCCCTGCAAGCACAAACAGCGCCTTGGTCAGTTCATCAACAAGCACAGCCGGAAGATCAGCGCCATAGGCAGGCTTCACAATCACCTCCCAAATAAACCCGGCGCTGACGAAAATCGTGCTCCAGTCCCGCAGCCGTGACTTCCAGTTAGGCACGATGCGCCGCTTGACGCGGGCGGCGATGGTTTGCGAGGGGTCGAAGGTCATTTGATGGGCACTCCGTTGCGCTCAAGGATCGTCAGAAGCCCTTCGTTCTGGGGAAAAATCACATAGTTGCTCGTCCCCTGCCCTGCGCCTCTGCTGCCGCCGTCTAGGTAGCGGATTCCGGGGATGCCTGCTTGACGCAACCATTCCGCTTGCTCAGCGGGCTGCATTTCCCTTCGACGCAAATAGTTGAAATACTCGCCCCCCGTCATGCTTGGGACAGGTTGCGCCTGCTTAATTTCATCCTCAAGAATTGCAATCTGTTTTTTCAGGATTGCGGCATTTGGAGCGTCTGGCGGGAGTCCTGCTAATGCGGCCTTTCTTTGCTCCAAGATGGGGAGCATTCTTTTTTGCTCTCTTGCGGAGACTGCCGCCTTAAACGCTTCCGGCTGCTGACTAAGCGGCTTGTCCCAATCCAGCATCCGCGCTATGGCGTTGTCGGGGAGGTCTACTTTGTACATAGTCCCCGGCGCAGTGCGCACGCCATCCCGTGCAGCCATCAATTCGTCGTAACGTTGCGCTGCCTGCCGCCCCGCATCAGTTCGGTACTTGCGATAAGCACCCGGCACTTCGTCAGCGCTCATCTTCTTTGCAAGGTCGCTAAGTTCCGCATTGATGCGATTCATTGCGCCCATGTCTTTTACGTTGTCGGCATATTGCTTCGCCACATCCGGCGACTCCGCCAAATACAACCCATGCCCGTAAGCCTGCGCACCCTCGCCCGTCCCGATCTTGCTGCTGTCGAACTTGTCAAACTTGTGCGGGGAACCGTGCCACACAGTAGCCGGCTGAATCATCCCGCTGTTGACCATGCGCCGCTCTATTCCCTGCCGCGCCATATCCATAGCCTTGTCGTCCAGCGCCAACAGCCCGCCCGCGATCTTTGGTGCCGCCGCTTGAACGACAGCAGGGCCAACCATGCCCGCAGTCTCTCCAAGCAGGCCCGCAAGTTTGTTTTGTGGCGTTGCGGTTAGCCCTTGCTGCGCCATCCAATCGCTGCCGCCAACGGGGTTCTGCGGTATCGGCAAGCCACCTTTGCGCAGTAGCCACGCGATGCCGTCAACAGGTGTGGAGACGTTGGACGCGACAGCATTTGATGCGCCTTGCCCGAAGGAGCGCAATGCACGAATCAGCGCGTTGTCGCTCATGGCTCCGCTCCCATCCGACGCATACGCGCCTCGTACTCTCGCTGTTCACGCTTGTCGGTGCGCCTGCGAAAGTACCAATTGACGATCAGACCCACAAAGCCAAGCAAGATGCCCGCAACGACACCAAACTCGCTAGAGGCAAGCCATCCGAGAATGGCAGTGCCAGAACCTGCGAAGGTCGCTTTGGAACCCGCAGCCGCTATGGTTGCTTCGTGCTCGGTCATGGTTTTCAAGCCCAGGCCCTGACTACAAAAGCCCACTTTGCTGATGTAATCGTGGTCGCCGCCCGCGTCGATTTGTTCGGCACCTGCGTACTAGCGCCGTCATAGCTGATATTCACGTTTGTCGCGTCAGCCGATGCGCGAATGATGCTGACACCAGACACAAACACGAAATCAGCCGCAACTTCGTCGTTCTGCGAATAGCCAGCCTCGCCGCCTGCGTCCGTACACTTCAGCGTTACCTTGAACAGCTTTGGCACCGCACCTAGCCCGTGCGCCACGTTTAGCGTGCTGGCAGGCGTTACCGTCTGGTCGGTGGATTGGAAGCCGTTGGAGAACAGCAGCGCACCCTTCAGCCCCGCAGGAGTAACCGCCCGCGCCGTGTCGGTTCCCGTCTCAGTCTCCGCAGTCGTCGCCAGTTCTACCGCACCTTGCGCCGTGTCAGATGCTGCAGCCGTAAACGCCGCCACGTTTGCCGCTGTTAGTTCCTCAATCGCGCCCGTTCCCCCGGTGGTGCGCCCGAGCATCCTGGCGGTGGCTTGTGTCAGCCCCGATGTCGTAACCGCCCCTGTAGGAACAAGCCCGGTCGTCAGCAGCGGCAAACCAGATGCACGCTGGTACATAACTACCCAGCCGTCAGGCGTGCCCGTGGTGGCTTTGGGGATGGCGATAGCCATATCCCCCGCAGCCGTCGTGATGCTAGCCCCCCCAGGCAGCACCAAGGCGCTACCGTGCGTTAGCGTCAACACCCCTGCAAACCGCAGGAATCGGGGGCCGTTGTAGTTTGTCCCAAAACCGGTTATCGTTGTGGCCCCCGTCACCCGGAGGAAATTCGTGTTTTGTGCGCCAATGTCGGTAGTTGTGGCCGATGCGATGTCAGCCTCGACGCCTTGGCTGAACAGTTGCTCCCACCGAAGCGAGTTACCCGCCGCCGTGCCTGCCGCCAAACCTGTGACTTTGTTGTTCCCCATCGCCAGATTGCCCGTCATCGGGGTCTGTCCGTCAGCCGCAAGGGATGCCGTGAGGGCGGTCTCGATGTCGTCAACGAGGGTTTGCCAATCGGCAGCGGTGGCGGAAATCCCGTTCGTTGCCGGGTTCCAACTGTTGACGGGCAAGCTGTAGACCCCACTGCCATTTCGAGCCATATATTTACCTCTTAGGATGCTTTGATGGAATTCACTGATTGGATGTGGTTGAAGTTCGCAGTTATCGTGATTGGCGCGTTCATCTACGGGTTCATCACTGGACGCTAACAACCGGAGCCGCACGCGCACCAGAGCGCAGCAGTTCCAACAACGCCGGGTTAACCACCGGACTACCGCCTAGCAGCAATTGAGCGCCTGCAGGGCTTTGCAGGGCCTTCTGTAGCGCCGCTCCACCTACAGCGCCTGCAGCAATTCCGGGAATCCCGCCCGTCCCCATCAGCGCCGCGCCGATAACCGTGTTTTGCAGCGCAGCACGCGCACTGCCGCCTGTCTGCGGAGTGCGGTCCACAAGGAACCTAGACCCTACTTGCGCAAGATCAGCAAGCGGCGCATTCAGGTTTGAGTACGACTTATTGACAGCCCCCGGCAAAAGCGCCGCAGGCACATCGCCCGCCGTCCTCCCGGCCACCGCCAATTCAGAGCTGCGCAACACAGGTTCGACTGTCTTGAATGCCTTGTACTGCGCCCGGTTCATCGTCAGCGCCGCCGCATCTGCCGGGGATACGCTACGGTTGAAATTGCCGATCAGCGCCTGCCGAAGGTCGCCCAATTCGTTGCGCAGCCCCGCCGAGGATTCAGCACGCCGCCGCAGGTATTGCTGAAACTTGTTCGCTACATCGCCTGGAATCTCAGGCGCACCACTTGCGCCAGGACTCATGCGCGACATGAGGTCTTGAATCTCAGCGGCTAGGGATGCGCCTTCATTGCGCGGCAGCTTGTTTGCGATTGCGTCAAGGTCTTGCAGTTTGCGCAATAGTTGCGCGTCCACCTGTACGCTGTTGTTGTTCCAAATGCGGTCAAATTCCGCGCCCATGCGCTGCTTTGCTTGGTCTAGCACTTGAAGCGTGAGCTTCTTTTCTGGTGCGCCAAACGTCCCGCCGACAGCGCGGTTAAAGGCTTCCTGCTGGCCTTCCCTTGCGCCTGCAGCCATGCCGCCAGTAAGCGGCGCGTCCTTTAGGATGGAGCGCAACGCCTGTACTCCACGGTTCTCGACCACATCACCAGCGCCCAATTGGATGCCGTACTGCTGCGCCTTAGCGGCAACATCTTGCGTGGCTTGACTTGGTTGCAAAGCGCCACGAAGCATCTGCCCCGCTTTACCGACAGCAGCAACGCCACCCGGAATGGCCCCCCCGATCAGTGCGCCCGTGCCAGCCTGAGACGGGTCAACCGCACCAGCCGAAGCCCCGCCTACCGCAGCGCCAGCGCCCATACGCAAAGCAAGATCAGCAGCGCCACGCCCGCCCGTAGTCATGCCGCCTGTCCGCAGAGCATTTACGACAGATGGCGCAGCGCCCATGCCTTGAGCGCCCCTAGCAAGTGCGCCACCAACCCCAGAAGTTCCGGCAATCTCAGCCCCCAACTTGCCAGCACCAAACGCCAGCGAATCAGGATCGGCCCCCATGCCCTGCAATGCTTCCGTCATGGCGTTGCGCCGTTCAGGTACTTGCAATTCAGGTGCGCCCATCTGCCGCGCAATAAAAGACTCTGCCGCGTCCCTTGGAGCAAGCAGCGTTGCCCCTAGAGAGCCAGCACCACGAACAGCGCCCGCAGCGAGATCGCGCACCGCACGCACGGGGCGAAGCAGTTCGTCCTTGAGCATGCCGCCAAACGTGGGCTTATCAGCAACGCCAAGACGCTGCTTTACAACCCGCTGCACTACATCCGGCGCGGTCCCGTCGGGGAACTCCAAAACTGTGCCGTCAGGCAGTTCTGCTTCGATCATGGCAGCGGGTTCCCTTGCGCGTCATACTTGACCCGCTTTGGTGCAGCCGTGGCAGCTGGTGCGCCATCGTCCTGATTCAGCGACTTGTATTTCTGCTGCAACTGTTTGACGATTGCGACCGCTGCAAGCCGCTCTTTGATCGGCACAGTCTTATCGCCAATCTTGCCCGCCATCGTCTGATAGTTCTGCACGTCAAAATTCGACTGCGGGCCTTCCATGCGCGGCACGTTGGCAACCAGCCAGCCGGACAGCGCCTCAAGTTTTGCGGATTCTTGAGCGCCCACATTGGATACCCCAACCATACGGCCAGCCGCATCAATTGCCGCCCCGATTCCGGACTCGGTTGGCTTGCCGCTTTTCAGGATGTTCTCTGCCGTGTCGATTTGGGACAGCATCATGTCTGCCCGCTTCACGTTCTTACCCTGCTCCACGCCCTTTTCGACGCCAGCCTTAGCGGTTTCCTTTGCGCCTGCGATGTCGCCCTGCAACTTCGGATCAGCAGCCGCGCCGACAATCGGAGCGCCGCCAGGGCCTGTAACTGGCTCCACCTTGCCCGTGCGTGCGTTGAAGGCAAACACCCCTTGCGCGGTCTGCACCGGCTGAAAGTAGGGCTGTGCGCCAGCAACTGCGCCGCCGATCTTCTTCATCTCGCGCTGGAAGTCCTGCTGCAACTGCAGTTGCTGTGCGCGGAATTCCCGATCTGCCGCCGCACGTTCTGCCGCGCTGGCGTTCTGTGCCGCCAATTGATCCATGCGCAATTGGTGGGCAAGTTGCGTTTGCTCAATCCGTGCTTGATTTGCCGCCGCAAGCTGGTCAAGCCTGAATTGCCGATCAGACGCCGCTTGGTCTGCGCGGAATGAGCGATCTGCAGCGCGTTCCTGTTGCCGAGCTTGCATTTCAGGCACAGCCGCCATGCCTTGCATCCCCATCTTTTGCAGTTCAGGGATATCGCTGCCCAACAGTTGCGAGTAAGCAGCCATTGGGTCGCCTGCCTTCGCAGGAATAGCAGGTGCCGTGAACGTCTGTCCTGGCCCGTCCGCAACGTCAGCCGCAGGCACTTCAGGCGTGCCCTGCATGGCTTGCCCAAAGCCGCGCAACTGCTCCACCATCGCCGCCCGTCGCTTCTCCGCCAGGTCGCCGATAGCCTGCTGCGTCTGCTGCTCGCCCTTCATCCCGCCGTAACCACGAAGGCCAGCAGCGAGATATTCCAGCGGATTAGGGGCAACGTACACCCGCCCCACCTGCCGCCCTTGTGGGGCCTGCGTTTGGGCTTGTGCTTGATACCGGCGCAGTTGGTCGGCAAGTAACTGCTGCTGTGTGTCGAAGTCTGCCATTTACTTCTTCCCCAAGCCAAAGATGCCGCCAGCCCACGGACTGCCTAGCCCAGCCATACCAAGCCCGAACAGCCCGCTCATCAGTCCACCCGATTGCGCCTGCTCTGCGTTGAAGGCATCCATATCCGCGCCATACTGCGCCTGTGCCGCACCAAGCATGTCCGGCCCTGCCGTGGTCTGCTGCTGCGCAAACTGCTGGAATTGCGGGTTCTGCACCTGTGCGCCAGTGCGTAGCGCGTTGATCAGGTTCAGCGGGCGATCCTGCAGATACGCTTGCTCCTGCAGCGCCGCGCCTCGGTTCGCTTGGTCGAGGTTGATGCCCTGCAGCGCCGCCTGCATCATGGCGTCGTTTCGCTGCTGCCCGAACTGGTTCATCTCGCGCCCGTAAGCCTCGGAGCCAAGCGTGATGCCCTGGTTCGCAAGCCGCGTGCGTAGCTGGTCTTCCTGCTGTGCAAAGCGAGGATCAAGCCGCGACATGATGGCGTCTTGCGCCGTCTGCCCGACATTGATTGCCCTGGCGGGAAGTTGGCTTACATCGAGATTCGGGTTCTCCAGCGTGGAGCGTGCCTTATCCAGACCCGTCTGCGCGATCTGCGCGTAATCGTTCGACAGGCCGATCTGCCGGTTTACCGTGTCCTGCGCTTCAGGCGACAGCGTTTGCTTCTGTGTCCACTTGTCGGGGTCGGTCGCGTCCTGGGTGTACTCGATCTGCCCGTATGGGTTGATCTGCGTCATCCGGTTCGCTTTGGTGGCGTACCGTGCCGCCTCCAGATTGCCCGCTGCGGTTTCCTTCGCTGCTCCGGCGTAATCGGGAGCGGCTGGGGCTGAACTTTTGCCCATGATTACACCTCTGCTTTATGGTAAAATAGCCACGTCAAACCAGAAAGAAATCCATGGCAAAAAGTCTTTCCGACCGATTCTTTAACTTTGCAGTTCAGGGGTCCGATTGCTGGAAATGGACCGGCGCAAAGCACGTGTTTGGTTACGGCATGATTCGAGATGAGTCTGGCAAGAAGATCACGGCTAGCAGGGTGTCTTGGTTGATTCATTTCGGAGAACCTCCTGCAGGCATGTATGTTTGCCACAAATGCGATAACCCGGAATGCTCAAACCCTGCGCACCTTTTCCTTGGAACGGCAAAAGACAACAGCCAAGACATGTTTGAAAAGGGCCGAGGAACTGCAGCACTAAATTTGCGAGAGCGAGATGCTGCGCGTACATTGCATTCCATGGGCGTATCCATCCACAAACTAGCCCACGCATTTGGGACAGACAGAAACGCCATCAAATCAGCAATACGCTTTGGCAGCGTTCTTCCAAAACCTGCGCAGTGGAAGCCGGCTCCAAAAGGCGCAAAGCCGCCTCCAGTCCATCGCGGCGAAGACAACGTGAAGGCGAAAGTTACAGCCAGCCAAGTCTTGGAAATACGCGCACTGAGGCTGTCCGGCATGACTACCGGAGAAATTGCAAAGCGGTTTCCGATTGGGAAGTCCATGGTGTCACACATCTGTACTAGACGGTGCTGGACTCACATCTGACTGCATATCTACCCCCTAAAAATCGACATTCGTGCCTGAACATTACGAACAGGAGAAGATCGCCATCCGGGGTTGCCTGAGATAAGCGCGCTTCTATTGTAAATCCCATTCGCGTAACAAGTGCAATACAACGCAAGTTCGTACTGCACACCGGAACCGTTATCCGCCGCACTTTCAATTGCTCAAACGGATAGTTGAAGATCACCCCCAAATATCCCTTTGTCGCCCAATTCCCTTCGCCAGCGATGTGGCAGACGATGTTCGCCTCGTTCCAATCCTCGTACAAGACACCTGCGACTAGCTCACCGTCCACCAGCCTGCCTATCGCTGTCCCTCGCCCCTTAACCCACGTACCGCCTGCCCTCTCGCACACCCACGGTCCAACCCGGTCGGCGTCAAGGCACAGCACTACAAAAGCCCGCCAATCTGATACACAGCATCACAGTTCGTATAGCGAACGTCAGCGCCGTTGTTCTGCCCCTTCAGCCGGATAGCCGCAGCGTTCGCCACCGCGCCGACAGACTGCCAGCGCACCGTCGAGGTAAGCCCGCCGCCCCATACCATCGTGCCCCAGGTCATCGACCCCCACACCATGCCCGTCGCGGGAGATGTAGCCAAAACGCCGGACGGTTCTTGCAGCGCAAAATCAGTGTTTAGCGCGTACAGGATCGATGGGGACCCACTAGCCTGGATGTACGGGCGCACCATCGTGAAATACTTGTTATTCGACTTCGCCCCGTAGTACGAGAAAGCCCCGCACACATCAAACTGAATCGGGGTAGTGCCGTCAGCGTTGCCAACCCACGCTTTACGCACCTTTGAGCCGTCGCCGTAGTACAGACCCGACGATGCGGACAGCCAGACGTTTGCATCCCACCCGGTGAACCGCGCCCATGCGCCCGTGATGGTGTTCTGCGCAAATTGGTACTTCGTTGCTCCAGGCACGTTCAGGATGAGCATGTTTGCATCGGGGTACAGCGCAAGCTGCCACCCAAACGACGATGCATAGCTGTTCGCCGCCACGCTCACGCTGTTTTGAATCTTGTCCGTCAGTGCAATCCGGCGATCAACGGAAGCGGACAGCAGCCCTTTCCCGAGCGGGTAGACGCCTTCCATGCAGTTGATGGCAAGGTCACCGCCGTACTTGATCCCGCAGCGCCTGCCAAGCGGACGCCCAAGCACAAACACGCCAACAATTGACCAGTCAGCCGCCGAGGACGGGTCAGTGCCCCGATACACAGCAACTTCCCCATTCGTGGAGATGATGACGAAATGGTCATCAGCGCCATTCCCCGCGTCAATCGTCCACGTATAGCAAGCCATGACAGACCCGCCAAGACGAAACACCGAACCTAGATCAATCTCAGCCGCAGCGCCGCCAATCGAGTTAACAGGCAAATACCAAACCGATAGCGTGTTTTTCTCCACGAAGAACAGGCGATTCTTGAACAGGCACACATGAACTAACGTGGTTGTCGTCACGCCCGTAATAGCGGGAGTAGACGCGCCATCAACCGCCACCCAGGTAGCACCATCCCATAGCCGAGGCTTGTCTGCCCCGTTGACCATGTAGAGGAACGAACCGCCCGGAGTAGTGATGTTGGCGTACTCCCACCGCGCATTGGTCAGTCCAGACTGAACAGCAGCACCAACCGCCCCCGCGCTGGTGGCGTTGTAGATAGCCGTGCCAGCCGCTGCAAACAGCGTAGAAGTCCCCGAGGTAGGCAGATATTCAACCAGCGATTCAACAGCAGCAGCGAAGCCTGTAACGTGATCTGTGGAGCCTTTGCGGACCCCAAGATAGGACGGGTAAGGCCACCAGTTGTCCAAAACAACCGCATCGCCTATAGGCATGTCGGCTATCGAATCGCGGTCATTCAAACCGCCGATAGGAGCCGGGAGCGATGTGGTCTTGGTTTTCATGGGCCGGGGAATGAGCCGTTCTGGATGTTGTTCGTCGTCAGCAGGAAGTCGCCTTGCATGTACGGAGAAAGAGAAAGCACAGACTTCGTGCCGTCGCGTGCCTTCGCCTGCTCGACAGCCGCCATATATTTGGCGTAATCAGCCTGGAAGTCCAAGCCCTTAAGCTGCTTCCACCTCCAGACAATGCCGAGCGACATCAGCCGCGAGTCCAGAATGCTTACGTCTGTGTCAGCGTTCCATTCCCGATAACTCGCCGTGCCCGCTGCGTTCTGGCAGAAGTCTTTCGACACCCACTCGAAATAGCAGTCGTCCCTCGCATCAGGTGCCGGGTAGAACAGCAGTTGATTGCCGCGAATCTGGTATTGACTGAATGGCCCTGCAGCCGCCCGAGCCTTGATCTGCTGCCACTGTTGCGCAGTCAGCGGCCCAAACAGCGGGCGATTGGTCGTGCGGTTCCAGATGGTGTCGTTGACGATCCACCCAAAGTTTCCATCAACGATGTCGTTCAGGTTGCCTTGCGACTCCGTAGCCACAGCGTAGAACTGCACTTCGCTGGTCAGAATCTGCCATTCGTAGGCATCGGCCAACTCCTGACCTTCCTCGTTAGCAATCTCCTGCAACTGCGTGATGTTGGAGTCATTCGACCCGATGACCGACGCGGGCTGGCTCAAGCCAAGCTTGCGGCACACGCCCTGCACTATCTCCAGCAGGTTCTTATTGATGCTTGGGTTTGTGGAGATGATGACGGGCATACAGTGCCTTCAGGTATTGCAAGAAGCGTTCAAACAGCGTCAGGCGGATTACGACAGGCATCATTCATCGGTCAAATACCAGCCGGAAAACTTGATCAGCATGGCTGTGTTTTGCAAGTTCAGCCGAGGAGCGCCGCTAAGGGTCAGCGGGGCAAGCCATGTCCCGGTCCCGGTGCCGCTGCCACGCACTTGCAGGTAGAACGAACTGCCAAGGTCAGATTGGCTGATTGCCATTGACCCCACCGTTACAGTCGCACTTTGACCAAACGGCAAACCGGTAATCTTGGAAATATTGGTGTTGGCGGTTGACGGGTATTCAAGGCTGCCCTGAATAAACACCAGACTGCCGTTTTTGACGTAGTCGCCAGAAACGGAAGTAAAACTAAGCCCCGCCCCGCTTCCATCTTCAGGCGTCCATGTCCCTTGTGTAGGGATTGGCCGGTCATCAAACCCGTCTACCGTGTCCACAATCTCCACATCAGTAACGGTCTTGCGAAGCACTCCCGCAACCGTCACCGTGTAGCTATACCGACCGTTAGGCGCATAGAAGAAAAACGCGCCGTAAGCGTCCGTTGTCGGCACGTATGCAGCCCCGACGTTGTTCGTCTGATACACAGTAGCCGGAGAGCCGCCCGGGTAGGACAGCACCGCAATCACAGCGCCCGCAACCGGACGCCCCTGCGAATCTAGGACAACATCTTGGAACTTTTGCACGTCACGCCTCTACTGCTTCTTTCCGGGGCCGTCCCACAGAGCGACTTTCTGAAAGTTTGGCAAGTTGCGCCTTCACTTCGGCAAGTTCAGCCTTCATGCGGTCGTTTTCAGCCGCTTGTGCCGTCGCATCAGCAGTGCCCGCAGCAGCCGCCAGATACGCCTTTGCCTTGTTGCGCAGTTCAGCAAACCCCATCCCCAGCTTCTGACAATGTGCGTCGCTCAGATTCGCCATCTGCTCGACCGTGTGACACTCGAAATACTTGGCTTCCTTCACCTGTGCGCGAGTGATCTGCGGCCACTGCTCAAGCGGAGTACCTTTGTGCCCGCCTGCCTCACCGCGCTGGAACATCTCCCACGCCTTCGGATACTTCAGCTTGTCGGCGTCCTTCGCCCGATGCTCGATGATGTTGTTCGTGTCGCCAGGGATCGTCACCCGGATAAACGGCACATCTTGGAAGATCGGTCGGCCCGCTTTCTCGCTTTCCGCCTTGAGTTCAATTGCCTCCATGTAAAAGGTCACAAACACATTGTTTTCGACTGATGGGTTAGCCATTGCCTACTTTCAGAAAAGCGCCCCGAAGGGCGAAAAAGAGGGGACCGAAGTCCCCTCCGCAACTGCTCTTTACGCAGCCAATCCGTCGTCCATGAACGGATACCACAGTTCCATTTCTGCAAAGCCGCCAGAGATCGCCGAAGCGCCCCGAGCGTTCTTCACACGGTCGCCAGCGACCACGGCATCGTCCACGCTGCCAGCCGTAGCCGTGGCGTAGCAGTTCGCGTTATCCACGAAGCCAGCCAGCACAGCCGCAGACGGGCACTTGCCGTAGATTTGATACCAGCCGTACTGCGAAGCAACATTCGCCGACATGGCTACAGCGACGGGACCGATGGCGTTTGCTGCCAGCAGGGCGGTTGCCCCGTTGTCTTGTTCGTAGGTCACCCACGAACCGGCGACGGTGGAAGCCACGCCAAGCAGGTAGACGAACTCGCCGACGCCATAAGTCGGGTCTTGCGCTTGCACGCGAGTGCCAAGGGGGTAAAGCTGCGTGGTCGAGGTTTCCGTGATGTCGGACACACCGATACGCGGATTGATGCTTTTGAATGCCATGATGATTCCTAACAAGATTTGAAGTGCTGGGTAACCCCTCGCAGCAACCTGCTGACAAGGGCCTGACTCACTCCAAACTGCTTTGCGATGTGTTGTTGCGAATACCTTTCAGCGCGCAATTTCCTCATCGAATCAGCCATGTCGTGAGTGATTTTTGGGTGATGGGCACGGCGCTTCTTTGCGTCCATGTCCGCCACGTTTTCTGCAATCGTCCCGAGAAACAAGTGATCCGTGTTGACGCATTTGCGGTTATCGCATTTGTGCAAAACGTGCTTGTCTCCGATTTCGCCAACAAAAGTGGCATAGGCGAATCTGTGCGCAGTCGTGGTTTTGCCGTCGCTTTGGAACTTGCCATAGCCACCGCGTGCCAACCCTGCTTGCCATTCATGACAGCCAGATTCCACCTTTGCCACCTTTGCCATAAAACGTTTGATTGGGTCTGATTTCGGTCTCGCCATATAACCTCCAGTTCAACGGTGATTATAAAGCTACGACTTACTTTATGCAATCAATCGTCTAGCACTCCATTGAACTGCGCACCCGAGCAAGTCAGGTTCCCGGCCCAGCCGATGAGCTTGACGATGGCGTCTTGGTTGACCGACTGACGGTCGCCACCAATCGGCACAAAGTTGCGGTCGCGGTGCGGGCGCAGGAAGATGTATTTCGTGTTCAGGAAGTACATCCGATCCGTCGCCAGATGACCACCGATACCGCCGTCCAGGAACACATCGCAGTTCAGGCCCGCGCCCATGTACTTCAGCGACGTGAAGCCAGCAGCAGCAGACGACTCCGAGGTGATGCGCTGGATGCTCTGCAGCGATTCCAGATACAGCCGGTAGTAGTCATTGCCCGCGACGATCATGTCAGGGCGATCCGTGCCGCGAACCAACTGCACAGCTACACGGTTCATGTAGCTCTGAATGTTGGCCGAGGTAGCAGCCGCGCCGCCGTCCGTCGTGCTGTCAAACTTGACGTTTTGCCAGAAAGACCACGTAGCACGGTTGATGCCGCCGTAGGTGCCGGAGGTCGGGGTGATCGACACCGCAGCCGCGAGGCCGGTGATGTCTTTGCCGCCGTTGCCGGTGCCATCGGAGTACACGCCCGCGCTGATCTGATTCATCAACTGCGCTTCAGCCACTTGAATGCGGCCTTCCAGCATGTCGATAATCTGCTCTTTGCCGCTGTTCTGCAGCATCTCGAAACCCGAGATCGACACGGCAGCAGCGTACTGCTTCATGTCGAACTGAGCCGCAGAGATGGGGCTATTCGGCGTGATGTCGATGACATCGTAGCCAGAATACGAACCGGCGTTCAACGTGCTTGCATCGTTGTACATCAGTTCCTGCAGGATGACGTTACCGCCGCTGAATGGCTTGACGTTGCCGCGCTCGCGCAGCTTCATCAGCAGCGCATTGTTCTTGGTGACGGAATCCGCCAGCACCCCGGACCGCGATTGGATGGTCGTCGAGATGATGTCGGAAAGATTGGGACTAGCCATGATTCAGGTTCCTTCCTAATCGTTTGCAAAAGCCGCCGCGAGTTGATCCCGCAGTGACCCACTAGGAGCCGATGCACCACCGGAGCTAGGTGAACTTCCCTTGACACTGACTGCCGCAGTTCGTGCGCGTTGTGCCTGGGCCTGCTCTGCCGCTTTCCGTTGGGCGTCTGCCCGTTGCTGTTCGATCAGGGTTTGCCTGATGTCTGGACGCATCCAAACAGCCATGTCATACGCATCATTCAGCGATTTCGCCTTGCCTGATTGAAGCAAATCAGCCATATCGCCCCGCACTGCGTCTAAGTGCGGTTTGCCTTCACCGAAGGCGCGAATCTCAGTTTCAGCCTGCTCGCGCTGCTGCCGCTGAATGTCGCTTTCCCACATTTTATGTTGTTGCTCAAGGTTATGCAACTTCTGCATAAGGTACTGAGTCTGCGGATCAACCGGGGCGGGCTGCTGCACCTGGCCGATGTCAATGCCGTACTCTTGAGCCAGCCTGGCGAAGTAAGCCGCCTTCGTCGCCGGATCACCCGTGCGCAGGGTCTTATCCGCGTTCAGGAGCGCGTTAATCGCCGTGGGGGCATCTACTCCCAGGGTTTGCAGGTAATCCCGGTATGGCGTGACCGCGGCGTCATAGGCCCGCGCCCGTTCGCTGTGCGTCTTGAACTCCTGCACGCCTTTGTGAAAGTCGCCTTCCCGCCGTTCGGCTTCCAGCGCCAGCAAGCGGACTTCCTCTGCCGTCAGCGGTTCGCCCTTGTCCGCCTTCGCCCAAGCTGCTTGCGCTTCAGGCTTCCAGCTCGATGGCGGCTTGCGTACAGGCGTCTCGACTGCGGGCGCAGGCTCTACGGGCGGCGCGGCTTCCGGCGTCTCTGCCTTCGGTGCAAAGCGTCCGATTTCGTCGCGGGGCCGATCTAGGGGTTTGTCCGCAGATACATCAGCCGCAGGGCTTGCGACAGTCGGAGACTCGGGCGCTTGTGTGTCGTCAGAATATGCGGCTTCAAGTGTTTCGCGGATGTCCATAGGGTTTTCCTAGTTGTTGTCCATACTTACCGGCAGGGGATGGGATCAAAGCAGGCCGACATCTTGGCACCACTCCTCCGGCCCCAGCACAGCACAGGTGCCGTCCATGTTTTTGGGCGCGAGATAGTCAAACATCTGTTTCAGCTCTTCCCACCAGATGGCAAGCGCGGTAGATCCGATGCGCGCGTCGAAGTACGTGACCGTTGCCGTGCCCGCAGCGGTGCCGAGGCCCAGCGCCCTTGCGCGATAGGCGGAAGGCGATTCCGTCCCACTGCGAGCAATGGGAGCGCCCGATGTGCCGGTAACGTTTGCCGTGCGATCCGCATCAATCCGAGCTGAGGACAGCACCCCGTGCCAATAGATCCAGGATGTGCATCCGTAGGTGATGGCCCGGTCAATGATTGGCTGGATTGCCGTCCAGTTAAGGTTGTCGACGGAAACGGCCGGCAATCTGAACGCGTCCGGCACCCCACCCTCTGGAAAGACGTATCGCCCGTCCGTTGCGCCATTGCGGTTCGCCACGTACCCAGCCCTCGCAAGCTCTTGGATCATCAAGGCGCTAGTCGAGTTGTTGTTTGCAACCCATACCTTTAATCCGCGCGTGAACCCGAGTGCAGCAAGACCGTCACGTGTGCCCTCGACAGCGGCACGCATCGTGGCCTCATCAAGAACAGTAGAGCCGAGCGCCCGATCAACCAGATCATCGCCGGTGACCTCAAAGCCTGCAGCATGGGCGCGACGATACCCATCAAGCGCGGCGCCAGTCAGGCCGGACAGGTACTGCGCCAAACAACCCGGCAGCCCCTTTGATGCCATGTAGGCGAGTGCCGAGAAAAGGGTTTCTGGATTTGCGTTGTCGCTACCCAGCACAAAGCACGGGGTGCTAAGCCCTCCCCGGCGCACCGCCTTGAACTTCAGCGTCTTCTCTGAGAACTTATTGACCCGGAATCGGATGTACTTGACCAAAGCGGTTCGGTCGGCCCCGGTTCCGCCTGTTGTGCCAGTGTTGACAACCCCAGGCCAAGCTCCGCATGCGGCGTCCGTCGCGGCAGTTGCGTCCCACCGATTGCGTATGTACTTTCTTCCAGCTTTCTCTTTGGATTGCGTGTCTGTCACATCGCAAATCCATACGCGAACGTAAGCAAGGTTCGTCGGGTAAAGGTTCGTTGCGTCGTTGCCGAAGTCAAAGAAGATCGAAAAGTTGGTCTTGCTGGTGTCAGGCTCGGGGATCTCGAACTCGAACGCTATGCCATCATCGTCTGAGATGTTCAGGCCGGCCGCGTTGTAGATGCGAAACTCAGCGGCGTCAGCGTTTGGGGTGAACTCCAGGCATGCGGTGCCGTCATACCAACCCGTTGCGTTGTGCGTGATGGTGCCGGTTGATTGCACGGCGAGATTCCCCGCGCTGGCATAGCTGCCCGATCCGCTAAAACTTGCGCCGGCAGGCAGGCCGCTGACGGCCACCAAGTCAAACGCCTCAGCCCCCAACATGCTGTTTACACGCCTCGGTCGCGTGCGGATTAGAGTCCCATCCCCTGACACCAGGGATTGCGTAGCCTCGTCGTACATTACCGGGGGAAGATCGTCATCTACCTCCGTGTGCGGCTGCCCGATGCCGAATGTGTAGTGGTTCGCCATATCAATACCCCTTCCCGTTCATGATTTCTGCAATAGTGCGTTTCCGCGCTTCCCGCTCTGCCCTGTCGTCGCGTTTCTTCGGTTTTAGATGCGCGTCAATCTCGTTCCCAATCTCGATCAGCCCGTGGCGCTTCAGATGTTCCTTGTGCTGCCTGCGCCCCGCGATCCATTCGCCCGTAGCCATTGACTTGTAACCAGCAATGTCGGGGATGACGTATGTCGCATCCCCCCGGCGTGCGTGCATCTCCTGTGTAGCCTGCCAAGCACGTTCGCCCTCTTCGCCTGAGAGCTTCCACATCTCTAGCCATTGTTCTTTTGTCATGCCATCAACAACATCGCTTCAATGTCGTCCTCTTCCTCTGCCGCTTCAATCAACTGCTTTGCGATAAACCGCTGCAGTTGTACGTTTTCGCGTACTGCTGCGTAGTCCACCTTTGGATACTTGCGCTGCACTTCCGTTCGCACCACTTCCAGAACCTGCGGCGACTCTTTGACGATCTCCACCACTTCGGCAATCGTGGGCTTTTTCTCTTCGCGCTTTTTCAGCTTCGCCCACTCGCGGGACCAGAAGCCATCATGCGTATCCGTCTGCCGATTTGCCCCGCTCCATACAAGCTCCGCAGACTGCCCGCTGATGACGAATGCCCCGGCATCGCATGCCAGCGTGTAGGCCGTTGCGCCTGGCGTATAGACCAGCGTTGCATCCTGGCCGGTAATCGTGAACGATCCAGCGTCACATGCGAGCGTGTAGGCAGTCCCGCCCGTTGACGACTCCAATAGAAGCGCGTCCCCCGTCTCCAATAACAGGAGGTCGCCGGTTTCGAGTAACAGGCGTTCTAGTGCCATCTATCGCCCCAATGCCGCCAGGATCACATTGCGCTGAATCTGCGCCAGTTGCTTGATCGCCGTCTTAGCCTGCGCCAGCGTAGCCGCGTCAATGCCCGCAATGATCGTGTCCAGCGCCGTCAATGCGCGTTTTGCGTCGTCGCGGGCTGTGGTGGATTCAGCTACCTTGACGGCTTGTTCTTGTTTGGCTGCAAGCGCCGCAGGCTCTGCCGCTCGAATCTCTGCTTCAGTGGGCTTGTTGCTTTGCGAGTACCAAATCAGCCGCGGGCCGCTGCCGTCATCAATGACAACAAAATCCTTGCCGAAAGCGTACCCAAGATGCTCAAGAGTTTCAGTTATCACTTGAGTTCCTCCTTGGCAAAAAGCCTCGGCACGCTATCCGACACGGTTGCCGTGTCTGCGTTTGCCCCATTGTCGTGATATATGTACAACTCAAAATAGTCGCCAGCAGCGGCAACCAACGGAACAAGTCCAGCCACACCAATGGTCCCGACCGCAGCAGAGGACATGCCCTGCCCCCGCGCTACCACTGTGCCATTTAGCCCAATGCCGACAACCAGCGATTTTCCCGTCGCAAGATCAAGCCGCGCAAAGCCTCCGACCGTGTAATTACCAGCCCTGCGGACATCAATCCTGCTTGAGCTTGTGTTTACGATGCCGCCGACGCTTATTTCCGATGTTGCAACATTGACCTTATTGAACGCACCGGAACCCATCGCTTGGACTGTTGTTCTCGTTATGGAACCATTGCACGCAATGCGCCCATCCTGTTCAATAACCCAAGTCGCATTGGCCACCACGCAGCGCATGATGACAACTTCTCCGGTGATGAACAGCCGCGACCACTCAGTCCCACCGCTGATACCGTTCAGCGTGTCGCCAGTGCCTGCGGTCAGGAGAAGCTCAAACGAAGCATTGCCAACCGTCACCATGATGCCGATGCGATCCCCCGCCGCAGCCGTCGCCGGGAGCGTGTAGGTGCGATCAGCCGTCGCCCAGGCCGACATATCGACCGTGTACAGCGTGTTTACCGCCATCGTCGTGTCTGCGTCTGTGCCGGTGGCTTGCACCATGTTGGCAAACTCGCGCACGACAGCCGCCGTTGCCTTCTTGCTGGTCGGCGTGCCCGCAGGGTCGTCAACCACATAGAGCAAATCATCGCCTGTGACCGCCGACAGGGCTGTTAGGGCTGTTAGTTTGCTGTCAGCCATTACGCCACCGTAAACACACCGTTAGACGCCGACAACTGCGCATCGAACGTATCGCCCGCAGCCATGACAACAGGCGAACCGTAGTCCCACCACCCGGCCAGCGTGTCAATCGTCTGGTTCCAGAGAATGACATACTGAAACGTGAACCCGCCGCCAGACGCTACCCACTGTGCAGGGCTTGCAAGCACTAGTTTGTACGTGCCCGATGTCTGCGAGCTTGACACCACCGCACACGTATTGCCGTTGACCGTGTAGCCGCCGCTGGTCGTCAGTTCCGAAGCATCCGCTTGCGTCACATCCGTCACCGCAGGAGCCGTGTTAGACAGGATCACGCGCCATGTGTCCGTGCCGCAATTGGCGTTCTCGGTTAGCGCCTCGGAGAATGCGTTGTACTTGTTAAACGCTGCCATTTAGTCAACCTCGACCATTCCAACCGCCCGCCCGGTCTTGTCGCGCTCAATCACCCGCTTACGTGGCTTCGTCAGTTGCTTGACAGCCTCGCCCATGACTTCCGCCACCTGGGCCAGTTGCTGCACAGCCTCACGCACGCCGTTAGATTCCTCTTCCTTGTCGTCCTTCTCCGCGCTTTCCTTCTCCATCTCCCGCGCAGTCTCCATGTCCGAGCGTGCCGCATCGAACTCCCGCGCCTCCCGGCCTTGATCGCCTTGCATCTGTGCAATCTGCAGCCGGACTTGCGCGTCCAAATCCGCCTTGTATTTCGCCCGCTCAGTCTCCGCCGCCTGCTTCATCTGCTCCAGTTCGGTGGCGTGCTGCATCTTCAACTGTTCAACCTGCCCCGCTGCCTGCGTCTTGAACTGCTCAATCTGTGCGGTAGCCTGAACTTTGCCCTGCTCCGATTGCTGGCGCATCTGTTCCAACTGCATCGCGGCCTGTGCCTTGATCTGTTCGGGGTCTGGAGGTGGCGGGCCTTTTGGCTCGGGGTTCTTGAGCTTGGCAATGGCATCATCAAATGCCGCTTCCATTGGCCTGCCGCCCTTGAATGCACGCACTCCAAACAGCAGCATTTCGCCAATCAGCGGGGCCATGTCGGGCACAGCCTGGGCAACGGGAAGCGATTTCTCCATGAACGTGCCCACAGCCGTCAGGAACTCAACGCGGCTTTCTTTCTCGCCCGCCTCATCCATCTCGACCAGCGAATCCGACGCCACTTCGATGCGGAACGAACGGATAGGCTCAGACTTCAGCAACTGGACAGCCGCCGGTGCGTATTGCGCGTCCATCGTCCCCATGACACCGGACATCTCAATGAGCTGCTCCGGCGAGTACAGGTCCGCCATCAGTTGCGCCTTGATCCGCAGCATCGCCGATGTGAACTCGGCAACGTCAATCTGTAGACGCTTCAGCCGCAGGCTTGCATATTGGCTCTTGATCTGCTGCGCCGTCGCAGTCTCGGACGCAACGCTAGACCCACGGATGATGTCGGATAGACCGGTGACATCGTAGATGACCTGTTTCGCTTGCTCCCGCGCCACATAGCACTCATTCAGCGCCTTGACCACCATGTCAATCGGCAGGAAATCGACCGTGCCTTTCAGCCCGCCTTTTTCCCCAAACGCTGCCCACGTGTCCACAGGGATCAGCGTGTTATCGATGCCCTCTGTAAGCATGCGCCCGATTGCCGTTTGTGTGGCGTCGTAAACCCCCACCACCTTGACAGCCGCCACCAGCATAGAAATACGCTGCGTCAGCCGGTCCAGCTCCTCGGCTTGATCCTGATACAGCGCGTAATCAGGAATCGGGACTAGCGTATCGGTCGTCTGCGTGGCGTATAGAGGCTTAGGACACGGCCAGAAGCCATCCAGCCCATACGGGTCAGTCTTGTGATCCAGCAGCGTGAAATAGCCTTCAGCGACCCAATAAACGCACTTGCTGGACTTGTCCCAAATCTCCCAAACCGGCGCTTTCTTCAGCGATTCAATGTCGGACTGTGAACTGCCCTGGTTCTTCAGGTCGTCAATGCCGATTGGCTCATGGGTTAGCGGAACGTCTTTGAAGTCCTCGCCAAACCGCTCCAGACCTTCCCCGCGCGACATATACACCCGCCGCGCAACCCAGGTAACCTCCTCCCAATTCCGAGCCGGGGAACAGCGGAAGTCCTTCCAGAAAACGTAATCGACCGGCGTTCTGCCTTGCTCCGGCCCGGGCTGTCCATCAGCCAGCACCACGGGCGCAGTCTCAAACCGCGCCCAGGTCGTGCCGCGTCCTGGTAGAAGCCTATCCAGTACAGCGCCCCTTGCCGCCGCGTCAAACTCGCCGTAATGGTCAATCTCAAACTGCAGCGCACGCTCTAGGATGATCGAGGCAGTCCGCCCGACAGGGTCTTGATCTTTCCAGCGCCGCTCCACCTGTGCCCGTGGCGTCTTGCCGTACAGGGCGGGCAGCATCGTCTGCACGTTGCTCCACAGAATGTTATAGCGCTTCTCCCCCGCCCTGGCGTACTCGGTGCGCTCATCCCGATACCGCTTGACGATGCGGTCGCCGCGCTTCACCCATCGCTCATCTTCGCGCTTGGCAAGCCGCAGCGCATCCAGCCACTTGCGGGCCTCGTCTACGGGGTTTTTGTCGTCCGTCATGGCGTCACCGTGCAGGCAATCGCCCCGTTAGCCGCAAACGGCAGGCCGTTGGAATAGGTCGCCATTGCGTCAGTGGAGATGCACAAGGCACCCGTGCTGGACAGCGGGATGCCGTTGCAATACTGCGTGTTTGCCGGTAGCCCCGCCGTGGCGTCTACGTACACCACCTGCCCGGTATTGCTCATCAGCAGCCCATTGTTGAACTGCGCCCCGCCAGATGTTGCCGCTCTTGCAAGTGGCGTGCCCGCCGAAACCCTGATGCCGTTCTGATATGCGTCAGACGCATCAACCGCCGCGCTAGTCAGCTGGATTTTGTCGCCCGACAGTGGGAAAAGGCTCATTAGTACCGCTCCGTCCGTTTGTGGGATTCGGCCCAAAGGGTTTCTAGAGGCGCGGTGATTATTCTACCTGATTGTCCTTTTATAGCAAAAACATCCTGTTTTTCCTCTGTTTTTGGTTTTTCATGCTGCCAACTGACGGCCAGCATGCGAAAAGCATCAGCGCAGTGTGACGTGTGATCGTGCCTCGGCTTGTCCCGGAAAGCCTTCCGGTCCTCATCCCATTCCCTTTGGTACTGCTTGAGCAACTCGGTTGCTTCGTAGGTGTTGCCCCTGTCGAAATAGCACCGTGGCAGCATCACCCGCGCCGCCTGGATGCCGTCCTGCACCGACAGGCCTGGGACAATCGCCATCTTGGACGGCCCGCCTAGCTCTGCGCCTAGCTGCTCGATGATCGACCGGCCACCGCTTGCCAGCGTCTTAGCCCTGGCGTCATGCGGGAGCCAGTGCTTCTCGTATCTATACGGTTTCTGCATGACCACGCTGGCATAGTCCGCGATGGACAGCCCCGAGCCTGCGTAATAGTCGATCAGGTGGATTTCGGACTGGATGACCTGATAGAACCAGATGGCCGTATCGTCGTGATAGCCCAAGTCCCAGGCCGTGAACACCGGAAACGCTTTGTCCCACGGAACATCAGTAAGCCTGCCTGCGTCCTCTGCCTCGCGCATCTCCCGCCCGTAGTACGCCCCAAGAATTGCCGCCTCAAAGCTGCATTCGAACTCTTGTTCATACTGGTCGGTCGTCATGTTCCGCGCAGCGTCGGCCAACTCGCCCGCGGGCAGCAGTCCGCTTGTGCTGGCCCTGACGGTCGCGCAAAACCATGATTCGTGGCTCTGAGCCGTGCGCCAGATGTCGTAAAAGGCGTTATGCCCCTTCGGCGTGCCGATGAACACCGCCCACCCTTCGCGGTCTGCAAGCAATGGCCGGATGATCTCGCCCCACACTCGCGGGCGCATGTCGGCGTACTCGTCAAGTATTACGCCGTCTAGGTACAGCCCGCGCAGTGCGTCAGGGTTGTCCGCGCCAAACAGGCGGATCCGCGCCCCGTTCAGCAGTTCCACCCACAGTTCTGACGCATTCGCCTGTGTGCGAACGTCAGCGGTGTACCGCAGCAGGTAATCCCACGCAATTGACTTAGCCTGCGAGTGATACGGCGCGATGTAGGCATACCGCCCGTTTTCCTTCGCATCGACGAAAGCCCGGCGTATCAGGTCATTGATGCACGCAACGGTCTTTCCTGCCCGCCTATGGGCCACCAGACACGCCCAACGCTGGCGACGGTCGTGGAAGCCACGGAAAGCCTCGCGTGGCTTGTAGGGGATCGTGATCCGCTTTACTGCTGCCATTCAATGATGGACTTGACCGGCCCGCCGCCCTCGCCCGTATGCTCCGTCCTGGCGAGCTTTGGAGCTGCGTACTCGGCCAACTTCGCCAATAGGTCAAGCGCCTTGCCGGGATCAGGCTTTGCGTCGCCCTTGCCCTCTGCGACTGCGGTTAGCCATACGCCCATGTTCTCAGCGTTGTCCTCCAGCACCTTGCGCACTGTTTCGCGGAACTCGACGGTTATCTTGTTTGGCAAGCCCTTCGGTCGTCCTGGCCCTGCGCCCATAGCAGCCGCTCCAGTAGGTTTCCTTTTCGTTTTTGTAACCATATCGTCAGCCTCCACTAACTTTCATCAGCGCCAGCAGCCGTGCAGCGCCATCTGTGTCTGTGATAGTTGCAAATGTCCCGCCGTTCCATGTCTCCAGAAACGTGCGCTGGTTGTCGTTCAGCCCCTTGCGCCCATAGCTTGTGTCCAGCGACTTAATCTCCGCCAGCGCCGTCTTCCCCGCGTAGCCGATGAGGATGTCTACCGGCCTGCGAATCTCGTACACCACAGCCCCGCATGCCCTCAGTGCGTTGACTATTGCCCTGTGGTTGCCGTCTTGTCTGGTGGCGTAGCGGTGGATGCTCATGCGCGCCTCTTGAATGGCGTTATGAGAATGGCGATGTAGTTCGCCCGCGCCCACTTCGCGTACTCCTGCCAGCCTGGAGTAGCGGATAGCTCGGCTAGATGGGCTGCAATGCGCTGTTCGATCATTCGTCCTCCAGTGCGTGGGCGACAAGCAGCACAAACATGCGATATTGCGCATCACCTTCATTCGACAACCGATCCCCGGTTCGCCAAAATGAATGGACAACATCCCACGCGTCTTGCTTCATTTCCATCGCGCAGTTGCCATCCTCCGCCGCGCTCCTACGTAGCTCTGCGATGATTTCGGCTTTAGTCACTTGCGCACCATCTCAACGTTATGCCCCTCGGTCGCCGTGGTGCCAGCGCCGACATTTCTTGGCCGGCGCAAATTCAGGATGTCAGCAATCCGGTCGAACGTCGCGTCATCCAAATGCACGGCTTTTCCAATATGCCCAGCGCACTCGTCAGGATCTTCGTAGCAGTCCGGCCCCTCTTCGTAGGCATCAAACATCAGCGCCAGCAGGTCGAGCAATTCGTCTTCGTTCATCTTCAATCCTTTCAAGTCCGGGGCATAACCCTACGGTCGACCCCGTTCGCTTCGCTCTCTGGACGCTGCGCGATGAAGCCGCGCAGCGCCGGTCACCTACACGATAACCGCCGCCAGTTGCTCCGCCGTCTCGCACTTCACGATGTGCGCTTCCTCTACCCCGCTCAGAGTCCATGCCCGTCCTGCGATCTTGTCGGCTAGGTCTGGCGTGTCTTTGGATAGCTCAAGCTCTAGGACGAGATAGCGTTTCATGTCAGGTCGCCTGTCATCAAAAGGCAGTAGCGAATCAGGTGCAAGGGCATGTCAATGCAGCCTGTTCGCAACTGGCGCAATAGCTCGTTTGCTTGCGCCTTGGTTGCCGGGTACTTTCCTGTGTTCATGCTGCTACTCGCTTGGTTATGGACGCAATCTGCGCCCGAATGTTTTCAGGGATTGGCGCTGCCTGTTGCCTTTCGCGCTTGATGCGCTCCAACTCAGGGTCAGGACCGCGCTGCACAGCAGGCAGTTCGGTTTCCTCGTCCTGCCATCGGCCCTCATTCAGCCACGTTGACGGGTGCGGGATGAACTGCCCGCCGTCCTTTTGCCATGCAACTGTTTGCACTTGCAAACGGATGGCTGCAAGCATTCGCACCAGAAGTTCCCGCGAGGGTTTCCGCTTGTCAAACGCCTTACGCGCAGCATCCTTGCCGACTTTCCTCGGGTACTCTGCCCAAAATTCATCGAACAACTCAGCGCCGACAGGCGCGGGGTTATCAACGTCTCCGACAACGACTCCGACTCCGAATACAGGCACAGGTGTTTTCTCCTGTTTGCAACTGTTTTCAGGTGTTGGCATCGGGTACTTGGGTTCAGATCGCGCCTGCCATCTTGTGTCCAGCATCTGCAAATATGGTTTACCGTCGTGTTGGTAGAGAGCGATCACACCGGCCTTCTCGCACGCAGCGATCCAACGGGTAATGTCGGCCTCACGCACGCGGTCAACCCGTAGCGGATAGAGGGACGAACGAAGGATTGACGGGCGGGCATCGTATAGCCCGTGGTCATCGACTTTGGACATTAGCCGCCGATAGAACACCTCCGCTGGCGCATCAAGTTGTTCGATGCGTTCGCTGGTCAAGATGCCTTCTCGAAGCAGTCTGCTAGGCACGCGCAACTCCCACACGTACCAGACCGTCGCGCCCCTCCTTGCGCACGATCTTTTCTCCTGGTTTCAGAAACCGATGCCCGGACTCCTGCAGGCGCACCCATGGGCATGTGCTGATGCGCAGCGCCTCAATCTCGCCCCAAGTCATGGGCTTACGGCGAATGGCCTGCACGATGCGTTCGGCTTGTGTCATGCGGCCTCCAGTTCAGCGAAAAGCCCGGACTCCTGATGCTCGCGGGCCTCCGACAGATTGCGCCGCGCCAGCTCCCAATAGCTGCGCTTCAGCTCCGATCCGACAAAACGCCGCCCCATCTCGATGGCGACATAGCCCTCGGAGCCAATGCCGGTAAATGGCGAGAAAACAAGATCGCCCGGATTGCTCCATAGTTCCATCGCCCGCTCGATCACGTCCAGTTGCAGCGGGCAGATATGGCGCTCGTCGTCCGATTCGCGGGCCGTCTTGTATTGCAGCGTGCGCGACGGATTGATATCCATCCAGACCGGGCTGGCGTACTTCTGCCACTTCTGGACCGGGAACGTCTCGTGTGTGTGGCTGATCGGCTCCGCGTTTTCGCCGGGCTTCCTCATGGTCACCAGATAGTCAGCGATGCCCTGGCGCGACATGCTGGAGTCCTTGCGAATGGTCTTGTGCAGCAGGCCCAGGGCCTTCGTGCGCTGCATGGCCGTCACCGGGTCTTTCCAGATCGTGACCTTGCTGTGATAGATCCAGCCTTCCTCTGTAAACATGCGCGTCAGTTCGCCGGTGAAGTCGTGCAGTCCGATCACGCCATCGCGGAATTTGCTGGTTTGCAGGTCCATCGCGTGAAACGACAACAACCGCCCCGGCTTGATGATGCGGTACAGCTCGCGCACCAGAAACCGGAAGTGCTCGTAGAACTCGCTCGTGGTCTTGCAGTTCCCCATGTCCCGGTCGCTGTTGCTGTAGGTGTAGAGTGATGCGAACGGCGGCGAAAACACGCTGTAGTCGATGCTGTTGTCGGGCATCTCGCGGGCCACCTCGACGCAGTCACCAAGATGCAGCGTCCAGCCCTTGCCCGTCGCCACATCGCGCCTGTAATCGCTTTTCTCCACTTCCGCCCCCTTGATTGCTTGTTTGGTCAGTTCGCGCATGTGCGCCACCATCGAATCAGCCATATCGTCAGCCTGCGCCTGCTTGCGCTCAAGATTCGCCTTCACCGCGCCCTCAGACTCAGCAGAGACAAGATGCACGTTAACCACCTTGAATTGCCCAAAGCGGTAGCAGCGCCGGACGGCTTGGTAGAAGCTCTCGTAGCTGTCGTCCAAACCAGCAAACACCACATCGGCGCAGTGCTGCCAGTTCATCCCAAACCCCGCGATCGATGGCTTTGTAACGATGACGCGCTTTTGACCATGCGTGAAAGCCATGATTGCGGCTTCCTTCTGGTCAATCGTCATGGAGCCGGTCACCTCCACCGCATCAGGGATGGCATCGGCCAGCGCCTTGCTTTCATCGTTCAGGTGGCACCAGACGATGGCGGGCCGGTTGTGGCTATTGACCAGATCAGCGGCGACCTTGACGCGCTCCTGCAGGCTCCCGCGCTTGGCGTCCCGGCGCTCGGTCAGCGTCTGCGCAATGCCGCTGAACAGCTGACCCGGCAGGGCCTCAGGCGACTCGATGATGTGCTCATGCATCTTGAGCCCCGGCAGCACGTAGCGCGAGCCATCAAAGCCAAGGTCGGCAGGGTTGCGGATGCACACCGCCCATGTGCTCATCCATTCCCAAAACCGCGTCTTGCCGTGGCCCTTCAACCGCCACTGGCTTGTGTCGCCACCGTCGTGAATGAAAAACATGGCGAGCATTTCAGTTGCCGTCATCACCCCGAGAAACTCGGCTTGATTGCCAAGCTCCATGTGGTCATTCGGGGACGGCGTGGCAGTGCAGGAAAGCCGATAGGGCGTATCCCGAAACATCTCCACGATCTTTGCCCGCGTCTTGCTGTCGTGCGCCTTCAAGATGGATGACTCGTCCAGAACCACGCCCGCAAAGTCTGCCGGATTGAATCGCTCCAGCATCTCGTAGTTGGTGATCGTGATCCCCGGCTTGGCGTCCTTCTGGTCCCGGCAGTACCGGACATGGATGCCGAACTTTGCCGCTTCCTCGACGGTCTGCTGTGCCACACACAAGGGCGCAGCGATCAACACATCGCCGCCTGTGTGCTCATTGACCTGCCGCGCCCATTCCACCTGCATGGCGGTTTTGCCCAGCCCGGTATCGGCAAAGATCGCCGCCCGCCCACGCCTGCAAGCCCATTCCACGATTGCCCGTTGGAAGTCGAACAGCTCGCCTCCCATGTCCTTCGCGTCAAAGCCCACGGCGACGCTGGTCGCGGCCTTCGCCTTGATGAAGGCGTCGTAGTCCCCTAGAATTCCATCAGCCATATCACTCCTTTTCAGTGTTTGTGGTTAGAAGCCCGGTCACAGTTCGCGCTGTGATCGGGTTTTGCTTTGCGCCAGCCCCGCACGGGCTTGTCACGCGACCCGGTAAGCCCGGCTTTCTTGCGCCAGTAATAGGCAGCTTGTGGCGACATGCCATCCAGCGCCCTATCGGCAAACTCTTGTGCGCCAGCGAACACCGACGATGCGCCGCGCCAGTCAAACACGCTCATCGCGCCCTTTCAGTTTGTTTACAAGCCTCTCCAGCGTGGAGAAACGATGCCCATGCGGGCACTCATATCGCCGGTACACGCCGGTCGTGCGCTCTCTTTTGCGCGTAGCCAGACATGCTGCTTTCAGTCCGCACTCAGGGCATTTCATGCGTCAACGTCCCAAATATCAAACACGGGCCATCGCCCACACACTTGCCCTGGCGATCGCCTCAGCGGATGGCATCAACTGCGCGGGCTTCTTCCCGACCCCGTGCGGGGTGCGGTTCTCGCGTGGCTGCAACGTCAAGCCATGGTCAGCGATCCAGCGAGTAACGCCGCTGTTGCTGATGCCGAGCGCCACAGCAATCTCGCCCTTGGTCATGCCGTCGTCCAGCATGCGCCGGATGCGCGACACGACGCGCTCAGTGCAGGCGCAGCAGCGATAGGCGGGGCCGCTGTAGTTCGACTTCTCGACCAGACCGCAGTCCCTGCAGGTCGCGGTTACTTGGCGGGCGGCCATCTTTTCGCT